GGAAAAAAAGGCGCCGTGATGTTTTTGATTCACAAAGCAGACACCGCCCACGTTATCGGGGCGTGTTATGCGTCTGGGGTTGGTGGCGGTTGCAATTTTATCGACGACGGATCTACCAATACTATTCAGCACGGCGGCGGAACGTCGTATACCTACACCGCCCCGTCTGTCGATCACACTGGTGACATCACTGGTGGCGGTCAAGGTGTGGTTCAGGCATTTGGCGTCGCCGCTGCTGGTTGTACGACTTCGGGCGCAGGCGGAACTTGTGCGGAACCTACGATTTCTCTGGCCCACGGATATTCTGACACTTCGTATTCGGTCAATTGTACCTGTACAACCGTCACCACCGCAGTTCCGATTATACAATCCATCTCAAAAGCTACCAACGCCATTGTCGTAACTATCGCCGGTATGACGTCAGTATCAGCCGCCTGTGGTGAAGTCGATTGCGTCGCTTCGCACTGGTAAGAATAGTGGTTCCTATTTTTGTAATAGGCTTGCTTGTTTTCGTCTGGTACAGGGCAAGGTTTTTGATTATCCACCCAAATTCATTTGACGTAATGGTAACAAACTACGACAAAGACTGCGACAAGTTGGTAATAGACCGCGTAGGTCTTAACCATCATACAAGTATGTCTTTGGCCGACTATTACAAACTACGTCAAGACATCGAAGCCTGTAACAATCGCGAACCGAAAATATCCCACGTCTATAGTCAAGCAAATACTTCTCGGTAAAGAATTTTGGGCAGAATCGCACAATGGTACAGGGATCTCCCCAATCGACTGCCGCCCAATTTCGTCACCCGAACAGTTTCGCGATTCATGCCCAGTGCGGAAATCATCGCCGATCTTTCTCGAGACGAACTAATTTCCCTCGCCACCAAAAAACGCGAATTGGAAGAAGCCGTTATTGCAAATCCGGCAAGGTTTTTCCAACCCGCCGTATCGGGCGATCAACGATCCTTCATGACCAACGCCAATCCCCACGTGCAGGGATTGTATTTTTTCGCCGCGAACAAGACCGGCAAAACGACCGGCGGGGCGATAGCTTGCGGCGAATTTGCCGAAGGCAAACCAATCTGGGAAATTGAAAGCCGTTCCCACATTCCCAATCCCTGGCTATCACCCCGCCCAAAACGTCTGTGCTTTTTTTGCGAAGATTTTTCCACCCACGAAGAAACAATCGTTCCCACTTACGCAACGTGGATGAAGGCGTATATTCGTGAAATCGTCAAAGGCCCGTCTGGGAATCTCCAAAGAATCATCCACAAAAACGGTTCGATTGTCTACCTTCGTACCTACGACCAAGGATATGAAAAGGCGGAAGGTAAGGACTATGATCTTGTCTGGACCGATGAACCGCCTCCCAGAGACATATATACGGCGATATTTAGAGGGCTGGTTGCTACCAAGGGAAGGTTGTTGATAACGGCGACGCTTTTGTCGCAGGCGTGGCTATACCAAGAAAGCCTTCAGCCGTTTGTGAAAATTTACGAAGCCACGATGTACGATAACAATTGGTTGGATTCTTCCGCCCGCGACAATTTCGCCGCGATGTTGGACCCGTCGGAACGTGACATTCGCATCCTCGGCAAAGCGTCTAGCCTTTCGGGACGGATTTATGGAGCTTTTAGAGACGATTATCCATTCGTTATTCCTGCTAAAGGCATTCCTTGGGATCCTATTCGTGACGATCCTTGGCCTATTATTCTTGTGGTTGATCCTCACGAACGTCGCCCACTTTACTGCGGCTGGGCGTACATTACTCCCGACAACGGTCTGCTTTGGTTTGACTGGTCTCGGATTCCTTCTGGGTCGATTACTGATATATTCGCCAAAATAACCGAGGTAGAAAAATCCCATACCCACCGCGCCGCGTGTGTCGTGCTCGACCCAAATCGTGGAATTGCCAAGCAACTGGGCGGAAAGACCTGGAAAGACACATTTGAAGAACATGAATTTCAAGTAATTCTCGGTTCGGACGACATCGCCCACGGCCACGAGGTTGTTCGTGAATTTCTCCGTCACGAAATTGACAAACCGCCTCGTATGCAATGGATGGACACCTGCCGTGGAAAAGACGGCCCGATTTTTTCTCTCACAATGTATACATGGGAAGATTGGTCCAAAGGATCTCGATTTGAGAAAAATCCAAAAGAAAAACCCCAAGAAAAATATAAAGACTATGCAGACGTAACTCGCTACGCCGCGGTTGCATTGTACGACAATTTGATTTCATTTGACAGTCTAACAGGTGGTTACGAAGAAATAGATATGATGCCCAGTCGGGTGTCAAATCCGTATCTTCGATAGGCGATTGTGGGCGCTGGAATACCAAACAATATAGACCTAAATCAAAATGGGTCAACCAACGGGGCAAATCCGGCGGGTTTCCAGCGCCCAGAATTATCCCAAGCACTTCCACCAGCTATTCCCATTCCCCCTGAAGAACGAATCCTCGGATCCATTCCAGACGAATTACTCGTTGCCGCTCTCGTAAAACGTGGCAAAAACGGCGGACCTAGCAAAATCGAATTGACCGAAGCCGAAGAAGCTTCGTTGGCCGAACACATTATAGAGGATTTTCAAGATTCCGATTCGTTAACACGCCAGTTCAAACTAAATCAACTCGACATGCTGGCAAACTGGCGTGGCACGCCCAACGACAAAGACCTACCATTTGAAGGGGCAAGCAATATCCACGTCCCATTGACTTCATCGTATATCGAAACCATGAAGTCCCGCCTTATTAAGGCGATTTTCGGCGACAACGACCGGATCGTCGAAATCCAAAAGATAGACGAAAAAGTTGACCAAGATAAATTAGAAGAAATGAATCAATGGTTTGCGTGGGAACTTCGAGAAATCATTGATATTAAAAAGCATTTGTCCGATATTCTTCACAATGTTCTTGTTAATGGAATTGGGATTTCGGTTCCATCGTACCGTCACGAAACGAGGATGCTGCATTCGCGAACTGAAAAAGAACTACCGCCTGACGCCGAGAACATCGGCGATCTTGTCGAGGCGGTTATTCACGAAATCCTCGAACAGAAGTCTGAATGGGGGATTGACGAACCGTTATCTGTTACAAAACAAACCAAGCCTGGGATTTTTGAACTTTCCGATGGTGGGCGCATTGAATTTTCAATCGACCAGACGGTAAGTCCCATTTCGATTATCGCCGACGTCTGGAAACGCGAAATTCGTTTTGACGGCGTAAAGACGTATTGCGTAAATTTGGAAGATTTGGTTGTAGTTAATTCTGGGTCTACCGTAGACGAGTTGCCGTTTTTTGGGATTCGGGTGTTTTTTGACGCCCAACAATATCGTGAAGGATTGCAAGACAAATACTTCATCGACTACGGCGAAGAAAAGAACAAGGAAATTTGGGCAACTGCCGATATAAAAATCGGCGAATATATCGACCGTGAACAGACCCGCCTTCAAGACGAAGAAGAAGGCACCGATTCCATGTACATCACCGGCAACGAACCGAGGGATAAATATTTGGAATGCTACCGTTGGGAAGGATGGTGGGGGCGTGTCCCAAATCCATCCAAAGACGGAGAAGATTTTTTCAATTCGTTGAATGTTTTGATTCCGGCGTCGCAGTATATTGTTCACGTTGCCCCGCAGGCGAAAAAGATTATCCGCATCGAACGTCTTGAAGACCACAACAAAGACGGCAAGCGATCTGGAATCAAATATGATTTCATCACCGAGCCGAATCGATTCTATTCTATGGGTCTGGCTGAATGGGTACGCCATTCTCAAGCAGAATTGGACGCCATTCACAACCAACGCCTCGATGCCGGATTACTCACGAATCTTCCGTATGGCTTCTACAAACCCACGTCTGGCATCAAACCACAAATCATAAAAGTCGAACCAGGCAAACTCTGGCCCGTCGCCGACCCACAGGGTGTCAATTTTCCCAAATCCAATTGGATGCCCACGTTTTCATTTCAGGAGGAGGCGCTTGTCAAAAGATATGCTGGCGAACAAGCAGGACTGTCTGATCCTGCTACGGGCCAATTTACGTCTAAAAGAACTTCTGCTTCAGAATTTGTTGGGACAGCCGCAGCTCTTGACTTACGAACAGAGGACATCGTTGAAGGGATCGTTAGATCTTTTAGAGAAGAATTGCTTCGCATACTTGGATTATATCAGCAATATGGTCCTTCCGAACGAATCTTTCGTGCCGGCGGTGCTGGTGGAGTTGAGCTTACAAAACGATTCAAAAAAGATCGGTTGAATGGGAAAATCCTTTTAAAGCTAACTGCGAATTTACAACAAATTAACGAATCCCTGCAAAGGCAATTGGCGTTGGATATGCTTCAATTGCTTTTGAATGAAATTCTCATTCAAACCGGAATTGTGGGGCCGGATACGATCTATCAGGCTATTATGAAGCTTGTAAAGCTTTCCCACTACACTGGCGTTACGCTTCACGAACCAAATACTCCCCCACTTTCAGACCCGCCCAACGTCGAAAATCACCAAATGAACGCGGGCGAAAAACCAAAAGGTCCCACGATTGGGGAAAACTTTTCCGAACATTTGCAAGTGCATTCCATGTTGGCGGCAAATTCCGAAATCATGAACCAATGGGCGCCCGCTTCCAGAATGCTTTTGCAATCGCATATTCAAGAAACAATCCAAATGCAACAAGCTGCCCAGGTTCTCGCCCAACAACGGGCGGCAATGGCGACCCAAATGGCCGGTACAATGGCCGAGAAAGGCATTCGCCCAGGCAAGGCAGGGGGTCAAAATCCAACTGACAATACCGGCGCTGGGACAGCCGCTGAGGGTGTGGAGTCCCAAGGACCAGCTTCCAATGGCTGAGAAGTTTTACAAATTTCAAGAAGGACCATTCAAAGGTTTGATATTTAAGATTATTTTTGAAGACGCCGAAAAATACGAACGAGATTTGGAATTCGGCCAGTTCAAACATAAACTTTGCCTTTCGTATCAACTTTACGAAGAATGGAAGCCAGTTGAATGCTAACTCCATCAGAATTCAAACAAATGCCCGAATGGTTGAAAATCGAAAACGCCATTCGTGAAATGCAGACCGAACACGAAAACAAATGTATTTCACTTGCGTCGTCTTGCGACCCACACGCCGCCGTTGAAGCAGGGTTTTGTTTAGCGATTCAGGCGATTTTGGAACTACCCGATCAACTTTTGCAGGTAGACGATAAAAAAGACGCAAAAGACGAACCTGCCGAAGGGATTCGTATAATCGGGCGCGCCCACCCATCACCAAGAATATAAAGGAGAAATGCCAATGCCATTTCCAGACGAAGCAACCGAACAAACAGACACCGACGCCGCCGTCGATCAGGCAAATTTCGACAACGATCCAATTGGATCTCTAAACGCAATTGCCGACGACGACGAACCCGAAACGCCCGAAGACGGCAAATCCGATTCCACAAAAGGCGACGAAACCGTTCCCACCCACATCCAGGCGCGAATCGACAAAGCCGAAGAACGGGCAATCGCGGCGGAGCAGACAAACAAATTCCTTCAGGGAAAAATGTCTGGAATCGAGCAACAGCTCAATCGCCTCGGTCAGCCCAAAACTGAAGAAAAAATCGAAGAAAAGAAGCCGATTTTCGTCCTTCCTACAAAAGAAAAAATCCAAGGGCTTCTTGAAAAATCCGACACCGCCGCGGATACAATTTTGGGGTTGTTCAAAGATTTTGGCACTGGCATTGAAGAACGCCTGGGTGAGATTTCCCAAAACAACGAATCGCAATTCAAATCTCGAGACGCAAAAGCCCGTTTCGAGGCCGCCTACAGAGCAGACGGGCAATCGGTTCTCGACGAAATCGGCAAAGACCTTGCTTATAACGAAGAATTTTCCGCCGACTGCGATAAAGAAGTTGCCCGATTGATTCAGCTTCGGGGCGGCAATTCGTATATGCCAGGCGATCTTTCGGCAGCGGCTATGAAGATTCACGCCCGCTGGCAAAAGGAAGGAAAAGTGCCAGACAATCAAAATCAAAATGGCAACAATTCCCGTCCCAAATTGCGCGACGTGATTCGCCGCGTGGACGGCGACACAAATCGCCTCGGAAATGGAAACAACAAAAACGGCGCCCCAAAATCCCTTCAGGATCTAGGTTTGGATTCTCGCGAAGAACGAGTCGCCCGTTTAACTATGAAGCGCCTCGGAGTTTCCGAAGCAGAGTTTGTAAAAAACACAATCCTTGCCAAACAGGAGGACGGGGACTTTGGTCGATAAAACAGACAGCGATTCTATATTCTCTCCGAACCCCGATGGGTCTGTAAACGTTTCCAGAATTCAGGTACCTGGAACCGTTATTGATTCCGAAGGACATTCGTGGGCGATTCCCGAAGAAGACCCAACCGGTGATGAATACAAACTTTATCGTTCGCCGTTTGATATTAACAAAAACGAACAATTTCATTACCAGTTCGACCACGAAAAAGACGTGTCTCAACAGATGGCCGATGGGTTTGTTCCCTGCACCCGCCGCGAGCTAGGTTTGCCCGATTTTAAAGGTGGGTCTAACGAATACGGCCAAGGCGAAGACGGCACCTACAAAGTGGGCGATTTGGTCTGTATGAAAATCCCCAAAGTTCTCGCCGACCGTCGTTACAAAGCACTTCAGCGAGTCGCCAACGCCGCAGTCAATGCAACGGACGTAAAAAACCATCCAAACGGAAAGGTAATTTACGATTCCGAAACTGCCGGCGTCAAAGCAGACGCTCTTGAACGTCAACGAAATGGAAAAGGGCGAAAATATGAAATGTCCCATCAAAAAGTATCGGTGCGGGCGAAGCACCCTGAAAATGAACGTCAATAACAAAATGAAGGAGGGATACGAATATGGGATACGCTAACGTATTCCGTGCAATGGGGTTTGCGCCGCTGTTCCCTGTTGGACGAGTACACTCAAACACGGTAGTTCGGCCAGTTCCGAATGTCCGAACGGCGAGTTCGGGCGGCAACGCCTCGACGGATTTGGCAATCGGTGATGCGTATGCATTGGACGGAAACGGTAACGCCTATCGCGCCGGTCCTAATGATGTTGTTCGGGGGATTGTTTTGGGCTTTGTTTTGCAGGGCAATCCAAACGTCATGGGAGGCAACGGCCCGATTTCGGTAGACTATGTTACTGGATCACCCGCTTCAGGCACTTGGCCTAACGTAATTGGAGTCGAAGACAACGGGGCGGAATTTGCCGTTCAGGCCGATACGTTCGCCGCAGATCAGGTTGGGTCAAACATCAACCTTCTCGACGCGGCGCCCGATCCGACCTACCGACAGAGCCGTCAATCAGTTGTTCTCGCAAACGGAATTCAATTCAAAGTCGTCGGTCTTGTCAATTCCCCTGCCATGAACGCCTACGGGGCGAACGCACAGGTCGCCGTGAGACTATTACAAGCAATGCAAGGTTAATTTTATGCCTATTTCAGAAATGACTTGTGAAGCTGTCTATGGTTGGGCTGGTGGTATTCTTGATGGAGAAGGTTCTATAAATGCGTCTCTCAATAATTCTAATTCAAACGATAATAGAATTAATATAAATGTGACAGTCACGAACACTGATCCTAGAATTCCTGTAGCTTTAAAAGAAATCTTCGGCATAGGAAATTTTCATATCGAGGATCGTCGGTCACAAATAAACCGCGTTATTAGAGCTAGACAGCCATTGTACTATTGGAGACTTTCTTCTGTCCCTACTATAATGCAAGTCTTAACTCAGATTCGTCCATATCTTGTGATAAAAAGAGAAGAGGCGGATTTAATGTTGCAATTATGTTCTCAAATGGACGGGAGTCGTGGAGAAAAAGGAAGATCGATAAAGTTATCTTTGGTCAATAAAATGAAGGATATAAAAGGACGGCGAGACGAAATTGCTCGCGAATCCATAAACAAGGGAGGCTTAGTTTAGACTATGGCGGGCATCACTCGTGCGCAATTTCAGCGCCTAATGTTTCCAGGATTGCGTGAAATTATTTATCGGAATTACCGACAGAAAGACACGCAATATACCAAAATTTTCAACGTAATGACGTCCTCGTCGGCGTTCGAGGAAGATTACACCATGACGGGTGTAATGCTGTTCCAGCGAACCGATGAAGAAACGGAAGTGCCCACAGATCATTTTCAAGAAGGTCTGTCGATTCGCTACGATATGATCGACTATACGCTTCGAGTGGGATTTTCGCATCAGTTTGTTCGTGATGGAAAATACAACATCTGGAATGACCGTGCGAGGGATCTAGGGTTTTCCGCCGCCCAGACTGAAGAAGTTCTCCACGCAGACCTTTATAATTCTGGGTTTGTGAACGTCGGCTACGATAATGTGAGTTTTTTCAGTACTTCTCACCCGCTGATTCGTGGTGGTGGATCGGGCGGCCAGGTTCAGTCGAACGTCCTTGCGTCTCCATCAACATTGAGCGTTAGCTCATATCGTGACATGCTGACACTTTCACGATTGATGTTCGACGAAACGGGCGTCCGCCGCATTCAATTTGTTATGCGGAATTTGGTTGTTTCACCACAAAACGAATTTGTGGGAATGGAAATTACCAAATCTGCCGGTCGCCCCGATACCGCCAATCGAGCCGACAACGTAACCAAGGGTCGAACCGATTGCATTGTTTGGGACTATCTCACCAATCCCAAATATTGGTTTATGGGCGTCGACAAAGGTTCCCACAAAGTCAAATCCTATACCCGTGAGAAGTTCCATACCCGTTCGTATATGGACGACGATACGGAAACCAATTGGATCTCCGCCCGCGAGTCGTTCGCGTTTGGATATTCCGATTACAAAGGTTGGTGGGG